AACGTCATTATGCTCGAAAGATGTCACAGTGCCTAGAAGACGGCATTATGACAAAGCAGATGATTTACAAGAAGTATTGCGATACAGGTGGTCTTTACACCGACGAAATTTTCAAGGAACTCGCCTCACTCTACGAACGCTACCGAGAAATTCCTAACCGCTTCCAGTACCTCGCCTTCGTCCTCAAGGACAAGACGCCAGAAACAATGACGGAAGAAGAAAAGGAATACTACGAAGAACTCCAAGCTCTCACAAAGGAATTCGGCGACACAACCCTCCGTATTAAGGAAATTGAAACCGAGTACGAATCTTTGTTCCGTAGTACAGCCGACAACATGGCGGAAAACTACAAATTCCGTTACTTCATCATTAAGGGTACTCAATACCGCCTCGAAGGAGAAAAGCAATTCCAAGGTCTATACGACGTACCAGTAGACCCAGTCACCAAGAAGATGAGCTACGACGACCAAGTCGAACGCTTGTACGAATTGGAAGACTCAGGCGACCCCATCTACGACAAGATTGCCAAGAAGGCTCTCAAGGTCTATGGCCTGTTCTACTACCGCAAGGACTTGGAAACCCAGGAAGACTACCAACGTGAAGTAGAAATCTTGGAAGACAATGAAAAAGAAGATGCCGAAAACCAAAATTTTGCACAAGACTTCTACAACTCTAAGATTGAAGAAAAAGCTGAGCAAGCATCCGAAGAAGCTCCAGCAGAAGAACAACCAACTGTGGCTGAAGAACCTGACGCCCAACCAGTTGAAGAAACTGCGGATGAAGATGCTAAAAAGCCAGCTCCTGCGAAAAAGCCTTCTGCCAAGCGGACACCGAAGAAGACCACGGCTAAACCAAAGACGTCTACAAAGCCAGTGAAAAAGAACCGCATTGAAGAAGTGTGAGATGACACTCACATAGAATAAAACAACACATCACGTATCAGAGAAGGGCTTACTGGGCAACTAGTAAGCCCTTTTTCTGTAATCATTACAGGATGACAGAAGAAGAAGCCTCGGAACTTTTAAGGGAAATAGTCAACGGATACTCAAGAGTAGAGGTTTGTGGCGTGCCTTTATACGTATTGCACTACAAAGACTACGAAAAATCCATCGTCGTAGAACACGCCAAGGACTACATCAGAGAATACGTCGCTATGGGAATTCCCGACGAAAAAACCGCACTTGCAAAAGCTATCAAGCATGGAGCGTGGAGCGACAAAGAAGAAATTGCCCTCAAAGAACAAAAAGGCTTCGTCGAATCTCTCACCCTCACGAGAGACAAACTCATTTTGCCTTCCCAGAAAAAGAAGCAACAACGCCTAGTAGACAAGGAAACTATTAGGCTTAACCGTATGCAATCCGACCGACGAGAAGCACTTGGTCGGACCGCAGAAGACTTCGCTGACATTAAGAGCTATGAGAAGTTTGTGTTCTCTCTCTTCTACAAGGACCCAGAATGCACCCAGAAGGCGTTTTCTAAGGAGGAGGAGGACGAACTAGAGCCAGAGGACGTAGAAGCCCTTTTTAAGGCATTTAAGGCGGTTAGAGAGAAGATTAGCGAGCCAGCAATGAACGAACTTGTGACTAGCCACTTTTTCTCATCCTACCTCATCATTGCAGAAGACCCATCGGCTTTCTTCGGAAAGAACGTTTTTGGACTATCGTCTTTCCAGGTACGTCTTATCAGCTTGGCGAAGATCTACACGAACATCTTCAAGAACTACCAAGTCCCAGATTCTATTTCCCACGACTACGAAAAGGTGCTTGCGTTCGTTCGTAAGGAAAACAGGAAGTACAACTCAGAACTCAAGGGTGGCTCGTCAGGCGATGAACCAACCCAGGTGGCTTATGTGGGTGCAACCAAGGAGGACTTGGAACAACTTGAGCCAGACACTCAACAATTCAGTCTGCTCAAAGCTATGAAGCGTAATGGCGGAAAAATGAACATGGAAGAACTAGCAAAGCTTCAGGGCTAAGCTATCCCCTATGGTGTAAAACTACAAAAGAGAATTCAGATAAAAAATGGCAGAGGCAACTAATAATCTCAAGCTAACAATTACGTCTAACCCCAACCAAGTAAGACAGGAAGGGGCCAACGCAGCGAAGAACTTCTCTGCAGGGTTTAGGAATATTCAAAGAGACTTCGCAAACATTGGTAGCTCATTTGAAAAATTCTCCCAACCTCTTGGGCGTATTACAGGGCAAGCCTCTGAATTCGAAAAATCCATGGAAGCCGCTAACGCTCGTGTGTTGGCGTTCGGTGCTTCCGCCGCTATCATCGGTGGTGTTGGTAAAGCGTTTAAGGACTTAGTATCTTCGACAATTGAAGTTGAAGCATCTCTCAAGAACCTACAGGTTATCACCAACGCCTCTACAAAAGACATGGCGGACTATAGTAAGCAGTTGTTCGATGTTGCCAAGAACTCTGCTACTTCGTTCAAAGATGCCACCAAAGCCGCTCTAGAATTCTCTCGTCAGGGTTTGGCAATGAACGACGTCATTTCCAGAACAAACGACGCCATGATTATGACTCGTTTGACAGGTATTAGCTTAGGGGAAGCTATTTCTGGTATTACGGCAACCATCAACGCTTTCAACAACGAAGATCTTTCTTCTAGCCAGATTCTTAACTCGTTGTCTGCAATCGACTTGAAGACAGCAGCATCGACCGACTCCATTGTTAAAGGCTTGGCTCGATCTGCGTCTGCAGCAACAGCGGCAGGTGTATCCTTCAAAGAATTGTCATCGGCTATTGCTGCTATGCAAGCTCACACAGGTTTGCAAGGTGGTCAGCTCGGGAACTCCATGAAGGCAATCATGACACGTATTCTTGATGAAAAGAATGCGTTGACAAAGCTCGAAGAACAAGGGGTACAAATCCGCTCTGACAACGGCGAGCTACTCAAAACCATGGACATCCTTAAGAACCTATCTAAGGCACTTAAGGAAAACCCTGCATTCAAAGACGCCAGTTTCAAAACAACCTTCCTGAAGGACATCTTCGGTTTGTACCAGGTTGACAAATCCATCGCTCTCTTAAACGACATGGGTAAGTCGCTTGACGACTTGGATAGAAACCAGTTGCAGAAAATCTCTAATAGATTTGATGAACTGGGGCTTAAGGTCAAAATCTTCAAGGAAAACGGCGAAACTCGCAGTGGCATCGACGTCTTAAAACAAATTAGTCAAGAAAAAGAAGGTAGAGACAAGAATTCTAAGGAATACAAAGCTCTCGATGAAGGCGAAAAACTCGTCAGCAAAGGCACTTCTGACTATGAAAAGAACATGCGCAATGCTGAGAACGCCACTACCGAAGCGTACATGAAGAACGAAGTTCTCAATGACACGCTCGACGCTCAAATTGAGAAATTCAAAACCCTTGGCCAGCAAGCTCTCTCAACGTTTGGTAACACAGCTTTCCTAGATAACGCAAAGGAAAGTTTGAAGGCTATCAACACCGTCCTTGAATTGATTAACGAATCAATGAGCGACGGTGCGCTGAAATATGCTCTACAGGGCATCTCGGAAGTTATTACAGGTCCAGGCTTAGCCATTGGTATAGCGGTATTGGTTAAAGGCTTTTCAACCGCCTTTACTCAAATTAAAAATTCCGCCGAAGCTTTCCTCGGATTGAATCAGCAACTAAAGCTCCAACAAGAAATCGAAAGAGCTACTCTCCAGTATGTTCAGCAACATGCTGATTTACAAGGAGTGATGATGAAAAGCGAAGCGGATATCCAAAACGTCGCTGTAGAAGTAGCCGCTGCATTCCAAGCTCAAGAACTTTCAGTCAAGAATCTAGCAACAAACCTAGCTAAAGTCGCTGCGCTTGTAAGGTCAACAATGCCAAACCTACAATCAGTAGGTCAATTAAGCATTGAGTATCAATCAGACCAAGCAAGAAAACTAATTAAGAAAACTGGGTCAATTTCAAACTTAGCTACAGGCGACGACGCAATCACCAAGGAAATTACATCTATTAGAAATGGTGTAGGTGGTGCGCAAGGTAAAGACAAGCCTGTTATCTTGGATAACTTCCCACTCAATGGTGTTAAGCAAACTATTGTTGCCAACACTGGGGAATACATTGTCGATATGGGGAACGGTCGTAAGTCCATCCTCAACCGCAATCAGTACAGAAAGATTCAAGAAGGCAAAAACTTTGCTAAGGGAACTAATAATGGAGATTTTGATATTCTCGATCCTACTAGCTCGAAATTCCTTAAGAGTTGGGGGGTTAATAGTAATAGAGATTTTGTCGTAAAGCAAGATGTTATCTTGAAAATTGCTCAAGGCGAGGACAACTTGTTCTCTAAAGAAGCTGCGCCTAGACTTCAGTATAGACCAAAATCTGGGGAGATCTTATTCGACAACAACGACTTGTTTAATAATACATCGTCGACACCATCTGAGCTTAAGAACTTGAATGAGTTGCCTGAGCAAGAATTAAAAGACGCTCTTATCAATCAGATGCGTTTTTTCAATACTGCTTTTGAAAAATCCCTATCTGACATCAAAGCTGGTGAAGGAGCATTTGCCGATCTTACCCCTGAACAAAAGGAGATATATACAAAGAATATCACCGAGGCTCAGAAAAACATTAACAAAAATTTTGTTACAGCGGTCCTAAACTCGAATAGCAAACTTGCAGAGCAATTTGCCAAAAACAAAGGTCCTGTTACGACAACTGGTATTAAACCTCAGTCCTTACAAGACGACGAAAACATCAACCCTGAAGGCCCTCAAACTCAAAACGTCATATCGAACCTTCAGAAAGAAATTCAAAAGAGCGAAGAAGAACAAGAAAGAAAGAAAAAAGCTTCTACCCCCAAAACTCCTAAGAAGAGGCAAACTTGGAGATCTCTTTGTCAACCTGCTGACAAAGAAGGAGCAGAGTCAGAAGCTTCTGCTTCAACGCCTAATGTTGTCGATCCTCCTGTTGTTAAGCAAAAGACTACGAAGCCGACTATAGCTACAGCCAAACCTGTAGCGACTACGACTATGGACGCTGTTATCGCCCAGACTTTGAAGTCGCAACAAGCTCAAGCTAACAATCCAGTAACGCTAACTTTTACTTCTGCTTCTGCCGCAAAGCCTACGCAAGACATTTCTAGCGAGAAATCGCTTATCGAGCAGAAATTGAAAGAGATTCAAGAATCGAAGGCAAAGGTTGATGGGCTGGCGAAGCTGACTCTTACTCCTATTGTTGCTCCTCAGTCTGTTCCTTCTCCTGCGGTAAACCCTACTCCAGGCGTTAAGGATGTAGCTCCTGTTTTAGTCCCAACTACTGAGCCTAAAACAGAACCTATATCTGTACCTGAGCCTAAGCCTCAAACCACTCTTGAAGGTCTTCTTTCAAAGACAACGCAAGCAACAGAAGCTGTGCTTCAGGCAAATTTGAAAGGAGTCCTTCCTAATATTTCAAGAGTAATAGGTGAAGGAGATAAACTCTCTGCGTTCCCAGAAATTGCAGGGAAATCAGCTGCTTTCTCCGAGAGGATGAGCATAGCACAAGAAGAGCTTAAGCAGGTAGAAAACGAATTAACAAAGATTGCTACAGGCGCAGCTCCTGCATCTCCAGAAGTTCTTGATAAAGTATCTGCAAGATTAGATAAAATCTTTGCCGATATCCAAGCTGTTAATTCTTTAGCTAGAACGCTAGAAGAAGATGTAAATCTCGTCGAAAAAGGAACAAGAAAGAAAAAAATTGAACCTCTTTCTGAAGCAGAAGTTGCTAAAGAAATGACGGACCCAGTTGAATCTAAGAAAAAAGCTGGTAAATCCTTCGCAAGAAACCATGTTTCCTTCAAGAAGAATCTCGCTTACTCAGATTTGGTGACACATGCGAAGAAAGGAGATTTTGAAGATCCGAAATTTGTAAAAACGTTGCCTCTTGGCGTTAAACGAACTTTGGGCGTTGAAAAATACCCCGACAAGACTCCAGAAGAACATAGGGTAAAATACACCCCATCACAGTTAGAACATCAAGTCCTAACTCAAATGGAATACTATTCCAGACCAGTTTCCCTTGCTGAACTTAAAGATTTAAAAGACCCTATAGTTCAGTCTGTTAAGAGAAACAAGACGAACAATTCTGCACGGAACTATAAATGGCTTTTCGATAAAAAAGAGGTTGATAGATTCTCAGGAAAGGACGGAGTAAACAACGCAAGAGCTGTTTACGACGCTTTGTTCTATGGTGGTAAGAGCGAAGAAGAAAGAGCTATAAGCAGAAAGAAATGGGCTGAAGAACAGGAAGCCGTTGATAAGAAGTACGCTAGCAATATGAAGAATCTTCCTTCTATTGCTGATGAGAACATGAGAAGGCGTCTCGGAGAGCAATACGAGAACGAAAGACATCAGTTCTACGCTAAACTCAATGGGAAAAGATACTCAACAGCAAACACCGTTGCTACAATGTTTGAAGGCGGTGCAAGTTGGGTTGATGACAAAGATTTTAACGCAGATAAATGGCTTGGGAGCAAAAACTTTGAAAAAGACAAAACATTAGGTCATACCGTAGCAAAGATAAAAGAAATAGAGAGAAACTCTCAAAGAAAGTCTCCCGACAGAGGGCATCAAGACTTTAACAGGACTCTCTTTGCTAACAACTGGCTATACGGCAATCCTCTTCAGCAAAACGAAGATGGCTCATACTCGAATATAGGCGCAAGAGTCCCCAACGCTAAAACTGTAAACATGAGGAGCAAAGAAAGCATTGACGCCCTCATCAATCAGTATAGAAACGCTCAAGTAGAAGCCTATAACAAGAGCAAAGAGTTCAAAGAGAAGTATGTATTAACAAATACAACTGACATAAGAAGCGACATGACTACAGAACGCTTCAAGAAAGTCAACTCTCTTATCGAAGAACAAATTGCCCTTCTTACGAAAGCAAGAAACGCTCTTATTACTTACGGAGAAGCAGGGAAAGCTATTGAATTAACGCCACCCCCAGGGGTTACTGGAGTAATTCCTGAACCTGGAGTAGCACCCACGAAAAAGGGACCTGCTGGCCCAAGCGAAGAACACAAGAAAGCTATTAACACTTCTCTAGGCGAGAAAGGCATGGCAGGAGTAGAAGTCGTCAAAGACAATACGACTGCTCTCATTGGGTTATCCATGATTCTAGGCTTCGTCTCTGGAACAATGGACGATTTGGTCAAGTCTGGAAATTCAGCTGCGATTGTTGGTCAAAAGCTTGTTAAGGCATTAGGGACGTTCATTTCCTCATCATTTGTTATCAAGATGATGGGAGGTGAAGGTATGAACCTTTCTAGCCTATTCAGGGGACGAATGTCTTCCGTTGCAGACTCTCTTAGCAAGTCAAAAGGCGTAGTCGGAGAAATGGCTTCAAAGATAATGGGAGGGCTTGGCGTTGCTGTATCGAAAGTTTCCGCAGCGTTTATGAAGTTCCTACCTATCATCGGTTGGGCAGCAACTATTTGGCAAGTATTGCCTGACAGTTGGACGAAGGGTATTACAGAATTCATCGGTCAATCAATTGGACTTATCAAGACTCCTGCGGAAAAAGCAGCTGAGTCGTTGGATAAATTTATCGACTCACTCGTTCAAGGAACAGGTCAAATCAGCACATCTCAAATTGCCTCTGCAGGTTTGAAGTACGCAGAAGAATACAAGTCAGAGTCTGATCGAAAGAAATACGGAGCAGCCGACGATGAAGAAAAGCCTTCTACTAAATCAATTTGGCTCAAGTATGTAGAAGACAGAGCTAAAAAGACGCATAGCACCTTCTCCCTTACCAGAACCAAACCTGCAGGCTCTATCAAAGACGAACAGCTCTACAATAGCGTCTTTGGAGGGCCGTCTTATGACGTAGTTAAGGACATTGTAGAGTCTACAGGAATACAGAACTCAAAAGAACAAAAATATGGGCTTCAGAACTTTTTGAATAATTACAAATTCGACAAAAAGCTCCCCGAGGCAATCGCTTACTATGGGAAAGAGACTAATGCGTTTGGTCGTAGCTACTATAAAGACAAGGTTTCTACACCAAATGAGTTCTTTAATACCTACTCGTCGCAAGGTAGAGTAACCCTCGAAAACCTGCAGTCTATCTCAGGCATGTACAGCAGTATGCAACGAGCAGCAATAGCATCTGCTTTCAAAGAAATGCCCGAAGAGTTAAGAGAAAAACTCGAAGACTCAAGCGTATCAGACAAAGAGAAGGGAAGACTTGTAAGCGACTACGCTCAGAAGAGTGGCAAGAAAGCCAACGAGCAGACAAAGGCATTGCACGATTTCGTTATGACATTGCCTGGAGTCAAAGATAGTAAAGGTGGCGTTATAGGTGGTGAATACCAAAAGCAACTAAAGAAAATTCTTGAATTTGCTAAAAACAGCGACTCCTTAGACTTAGGACTTCTTGCTCAACAGTTAGGGTTAGAAAACACGCCTGAAAACATCGAAGCATTAAAGAAGACCATAGACAACTTCTCAGGAAAGGTTGAAATGGCTCTCTTGAAGCTATCGAAGACTATTGCTGATTTGTCGGTTAAAGAAACGTTGCCGACTGCTCCTGGGCTGCAGAAAATTCGCTCTGAAATTTTTGGTCAAAAGGCTGATATTGTACGCTTTGGCTCACAAGACCAAGCTATCGCCAAGAGTATTAAGGAACAAAAGCTTTCTGCTGAAATCCGAGGCTCTCTTATTAAGGGAATCTCTAAAGCATTTGGAGAAAGTGGACCGACGCCAGAAGCAAAAGAGTCTTGGAAGGAATTGCTCTTATCCGATAACCTAAACTTGAACGACTTGCGAAAGCTTACAGTCGAGATGCAAGACGCTTTGAACAAGGCGTCCTTGTCTGCCGATGAAAAGAGTGCAGATGCTATCTCTGGGCAAAAGGAAGCAGTAGTAGACGCTTTAGCTAAGATAGACAACTACCAAGCGTCGTTCATCAAGTCGTCGCTCGAATCTAGTACACGTTTGCTAGCCCAGGTTGAAAAATCGTTCGATACGAGGAAGTTAGAAGATGCAGTCTCTGGAGTATCCAAGAAGCTCAACGAGCTATCCAAAGACTTGCAAGAACTTTCTGACGCAAGCAAGATTCGCAAGGAACAACGTAGCGTACTTTCAGCCGCTAAGCCAGAGCTATCTCAATACTTCCAAGCGCAAAATAGCTTCGACGACATAGAAACATCCAAGCGAGAGAACGCAATCAACCTAGCTAAGGCACGCCAAGAGTTAATCGAAGCGATGTACAAGCAAGTTGAATCATTGCCGATGGGAGATGTGAAAAACGACTTCATCAACAAGATTGGCAGCCTCGACTCCTCAGGAATAGCAGGAGAAGAACTAGCCAAGCTTGCTGAAGAAATTTTCACAAACGTCCTCAATACAAAGCAAAAGAACGACAAGGACGAGCAAATTGCGTCTCTCGAAGCATCCCTCGAAAACTTGAAGGGTATTGAAGGAATGCAAGTTGCGTCGTACGAACTTCTTTCTACAAGCGAAGCTTTGGATAATTCTGCGAGAAATCTCTCCGAAGCAGGAGACAAGCTCAAAGAAGCGGCTAACGGTGGAAACAATGAAACGTCGCTGACAGACAATAAAACTCTGACGGACAACTCTTTCTTCGGCAAGGTTAAAGATATGTGGAACAAGTTTGTTCCTCAGAAATTGCAAATTGGAAGCAAGCAACAGCCCATTCAATCTATTCAATCTGTTAAGGACACAACGACAGGAGTTGCACAGCAAGGGTCAACGTCGCAAATCACTGCGAGAGAACAAATTGAGAAGATTCAAGAGCTTATCAACAATCTTAGGGCTTCCCAAGACGGTCAAGCTACATTAGCTCTCAATGCGACACAAGATACGAGCAAGTACCGCTCTGTAATTAGCTCTACAAACGTAGCTGACACAACCGCCGATCTCTCAAAGGCGAGTGCAACGCTATCCTTGTTTGAGCAATTAGTACGCACCAAGCTTCAGAATTCCGTCAACATGATAACCATGCGCTTCGACGTGCTTTCCAAGAATTTGGAAAAGCAGAACGAGCGTATCGACCTGAAGACAACGAAGTTAGACGCCGAACTGGACAACTTGCCCGACGACCTGAAGCAACAGATGATGGCATACGCCAACTACAATGCTTCGATTGAAAAGGCTAAGAATTCCGCCAAAGCAGATGGCATGAAGGCAGACCTAGACTTGCTTAAGGAATTCTCATCCCTTAAGAATGCAGGTCACCTAAACGACGTCATCGAAACGTTCAACAAGGGAGACAAAACAGGGTCAATCGACAAGTACGCCCAGTACAAAGCCAAGGAAGACGCCGAAGCTGAATACAAACTCGGAGAATTGCTCAAGACCGAGCTTCAAGCCGCAAGCCCTACAGATGCTATTGAAAAGCTCTCGGCTATCGTCGCTCAAAACGGCAACGAACAACAGCAAATCCTGGATAAGATTGCTAGCCTCCTTAAGGAAGCTAACGACAAAAAGGAAAAGGCAGAACAAGAAGCCTCTTCCAAAAAACAACAGGAAGAAACGGCTAAGACCAACACTCCGAATTCCGACAGCAAATTCACTCTGATAAATGCTCCTACAGAGACAAAAGCTTTTGCTGATGTCCCAGTTATAGCTAAACCTAGTGAAGGCGTAGAAGACAACCAACTTGAGACAAGCCTCGAAGAAGCGGTATCCGCTTTGGACGACTTCTCTATAAGCTTGGCAACGACGATAAATTCCTTGTCATCCTTGATCGACCCAGTATCAGGGCTTAAGAGAGAATTGGTCGATCTGAAGGACTTCCTCGAAGGATTTAACACAACATCAAGAATAGACAATTTCTTGGATGGAGTGGATACTTATACTCAGAGCCTTATTTCTCCTACGCCTACTGTTAGTTTTGCGACTGCAAACCTTCTTTCTGTAGACAATAGCAATCTTCTCACAACTAGCGCATTCCCTAATTCAAAAGCACTTAAAGACCCAAGATACGACACGCAGTCTTTCCCAAGCGAGGCTTTAGGATATGACGAAACAGGCAAGCCAGTAGCAAGCAAACACGTCGTCAACTTCGACCCAAATAAGACGGCAGGTGCTTATAAACGACCCGATGGTACTTACGTAGCACCAGAGATACGACAAGCAGACAATGGAGAGCCTCATACAGGTGCCGTCATATCTGCCGATCTTGCTGAATCTAACGAAGGTGATGTTGCCTTACTCAACAAAACCGATGCTATTAGACAATCTGTATCTTCTATTGCCGACTATTCTTCCTCTTCGATAACCTTGCAGAAAGCAATGATTGAAGGGCAAAAATCTCTGAAATCAACCTTCGACCAAGCAGGTAAATACGCACTACAAGCGTATACCGCAGGAACAGCGACGGAACGCTTTGAAGCGCAGAGAAAGGCTAATGTCTACAACGAGCCAGTTAAGGATGTAGCCGCCTACAGCGGAAACAAGAGAGACGCCGAAGGTAATCCTATCCAAGGCACGTATTGGTCATACCAAGAAGCCACGGAAGACTTAAGTCAAAAAATGGCGAACGCCTCTGCTTCTGGAGATACAGAACAGCTCAAGGAACTTCAAATCCAAGCTCTTCAACTAAAAAAGAGCCTCAACCAACGTCTGGAATTCAAAACGCTCAACGAAGGTTGGCAAAGCTCCTTGGCGCAGATGAAAGATGAAGCAGGTCGATTGGAAGAACAGATGGGCAGTTCTATCTTAGACTTGAAGAACGGATTTGTTGACGCTTTCTCTACAGCAATTTCAGGGTCAAAGTCATTTGGAAATGCCTTCGCCGATGAAATGCTCAATGTTGCTCAAAACATCGTCAAGCAAGGCATCAACAGCTTGATAAGCAATCTGTTTAACAGGCTGTTTAGTGGAATGTTCACGCAGAACACTGCTCAAGGTATAGATGTTGCAGCATCTGGACTTTTGGGTGACGCATCCTTCCTCTCTACAGGAACAGCAACTAATCAGTCTCGATTTGGCTTCGCCACTGGTGGTAAAGTTAATGGAGGGTCTGGAACAAAAGACGACGTTCCAGCCATGCTCACAGGAGGCGAATACGTCATCAACAAGAAAGCTGTCAAGTCACTAGGAACGAAATTCCTCGACGCTTTGAACAACGGCGGAATCGGGATGTACTCCTCTGGTGGTTACGTTTCAGGAGAATTCGGAGACGGATGGGTCAAAGACAAAGAAACAGGCGTTGTCTACCTCGACAACGGTGCTTTAACAGAAACAACAAAGACCAACAACGGCGCAAACGGATTCTACTCGCCAACGAAGTACGGATACGGACAAATCTCAGGAAGCAATAACCTTAAAGCTTTTGCTATGCAGTCGTTTACGTCTGGAGCCAACGACATAACAACAAGCGACAGTTCAGGGTCTCTAGTATCCTTGGAAACGGAAAGTATGCAGTTGTCTCAACAGGCACGAGCTGCTGACAACGCAGAAAACCGAGAACTCGAACAAGACAAGCAAACCGCTCTCAACCTTGCCTACGAAGAAGACCAACGTAGATACGAATACGAACAACAGAAAAAAGCCCAGAAGAAAGCGTGGAAAAACGCACTTATCGGACTTGGTGCAACAGTTGGTCTTGGCTATATAACAGGAGCTATTGGCGGAGGAGAAAAATGGGGATTCTCGAACGTTCTAGGCGGAAGCAGTACAGCTCTTGGACGAGGAGCAGCAAGCCTTGCCAAGTGGTGGAACAGCAATTCTGAAGATGTTAGAGGCGTCTTCCAAAACGCTTCTGCATCAGGCATCAACGTTAGTTCGTTCAACTTGCTAACATCCAAGAAATCAGACAGTGATAAGAGTAAAACCTCTGAATCGACCGACGAAGATAAAGATAAAAAGCAAAAGGCAATTGGTGGTCAAATTACTTCAGGTACAGCAGGACGAGACAACCAAACAATCAACGCCTCTCAGGGTGAATACGTTATCTCAAGAGAAGCTGTAAACAGTGTTGGTACACCATTCCTTGACGCTTTGAATAGCAACAAGGTCTCCTTCTCCGACGCCTCTGCAACGCAGAATACAGGCAACGGAATGGATATCTCTCAGCTTATCACCAAGTTGGAAGAAGTTGTCTCAGCAATCCGAGAAACAGCAGGGACAGGAGGAGAAAGCAATATCACCATTAACGTCTCTTCCACATACGAAGGTCAATCCAGTGAAAACGAAGAAGGGGACGGCACAGACGACGACAAGGCACTCGCCCAGAAGATTAAAGACGTCGTTAAGCAAACAATATCCGAAGAAAAGCGAGTTGGCGGTCTCCTTAGCAACCTAAAGGCATAAAATGAGTTACGACTTATCATCACTTCACTTCTCGATAGACGAGCCAGAGACGATTGCGACAAACAGGTGGAAAGACGTCTCCGTCACAGGGATACAGAATTCGTTTTCAAATGCGACTTCTGTGTTCCTTGGCGGACTCTCTCAAAACCAACCGCAGTCGATTCCAGTCTACAACGTAGATATACAAAAGCTCTTTCACTACAACGAGCTACTCTTTGACTATCTACAGGGAAGCCACACGGTAAGGCTAATGGACTTCCCATTAGACGGATTGTCGGAAGGGGACAAAAAAGAAAGCTCCTACACAAAGCTAGAGGGCAATCTTGCGAACTACTCAATATCAATTACCGCAGGAGAATTTGCCACGCTCTCAGCGTCGTTCACATGCAAGACACTCGAGTTATCACAGAAAAAAGAAGTATCCTACTACGAGCATAAGCTAGACGAAGAAATCCCCAAGATGGACCGAATCGCATTGCTCATGGACATCTTCGACGACTCACAGATATATTCTATCACATATAGCGAAGAAAAAACGATAGATGTTAAGCAACCGATCAGCCTAGACCGAACAAACATCCTTATTCTCGAATCGCCAGTCATAACACAAAAGATGTCAGTTTCAGGCGTAGTGAGAGACATGGGAGAAATGCCCATGGACGGAGGAATCGACCTTATCGACTACTACTTAAAGCAAAAGAACGAAAAAATCGGCTTCAAAGTCTACAAGGAAGACTTGTCTGAAAGCAAAGAATTCCTAGTCACCAACCCACGAGTTGATTCATTAAGCATCGACAGTTCGGAGTCAGACTACCTGTTATTCACCTTAGATTTTAGCGGAACAAGAGTTCTATTATAAAAAATGGCTACTCCTCAGAATCCAGACAATCCTATTAGTGAAGACGTTGGGCTATTACCTAGCGTTGATTACGGATACAGGTTGCTACCGTCAAACTTAGACGTTCAGTGGGCAAACGGCGTTCTTACATGCGCAGTTTTTGACAAAGCTTTTAGTATTTCCCCTCAAGGGTTAAACTCTCAGCGTCTTGTTATTAACCTAGAATTCGATCTTCAGCTAGAAGAATGTGAGAAACTAATTCTTGCTCTAAAGAATAACAGAGTCAATTCCGTGATGACTCCTTCGTCATTCATCGACCCATCTGGAGTACTGAAAGAGGTAGTTGTTTACGCAGATTCTTTTGAGCTAGGTAGATCTGTATACGGAAGGCAAACCATTAACATTACGTTTGTTACCGACACAGCGTCCTCGATTTTGAATTGGAAGACTTCTAATTTCGTGGATGTAGACATTATTTCTTCGACTTCTAGCTCAGAAAGCTTGGAGACGTTCGACATTGTGTACGCAGACAAGACATTCTACTACATCCCAGAAGACGTATCAAAAGAAACGATCGAAGAAAAATACGAATCAGACATCATCAAAGCGGCGAAAGATGTAGGGTTAGTTTACTACCTGCCTATGGAGTTAAGGACGCCTGTTAATTTGTCTCTTCAGCCAGACTATTTCATGAATGACTACCAGAATTCTTACCCGATCCGAGCATGGAAAGGAGACTGGACATACGACTACCAGAACTTGCAGATATCTTGCGAGTCAGTACACACAAAACAGCTAAAGTGCATTCTTCACTTCCTAGAACATCTCTACGGACACAAGAATTTTAGAATCTCTGATTTTATGGACGATGAACATTGGTGGAACTGCCAACAGTGGCAACATTCCTGGACTGTAGGAAATTACCACAATCTACAACTTGTCATCAACCAGAACCACTTACCCAAGAATTTCAAGTAATGCGTTTTACAAAAAGAGACGACATCCTACTAGCGTGGGACAAAGGGGATGAAGACCTCAAAATTTTGTGGTACATCCCACTAATGCAATCAGCGAGCATAGACATATCTACAAACATCGCCTCACGCAGTTTGTCAGGGACATACCAAAAGCTCAACGACGTAGTTACAGGGCATTCCGTCAACGTATCGCTAGAAATGCTAGGGTCAGGAACGCTTATCAACGAAGAAATTCCGTTCCTCAACACACCCACAAGCACAGAGACACAGCTCCTTAAAGACATCAACGAGCCACTCAACTTATTAGTCATCCTCAACGACACAGACGACGACGGAAGCGACTTGATAGAAGTTATTGAAAAAACCTACTCATCCTACTCCTGGGACGACGAAGAAGAAAAGGAAGAAGAAGGAGAGAAATTCGACCGACAAGTACTGAAAGTCTACCGATGCTTCATGAACTCCTACAGCTTCTCAGTAGAAGCAGGAGGCATTGCCACGCACAAGCTAGACCTCACAGGAGAAAACATAGACGGCAAGACACGCACAATTGGCTCAGCAGAAAACACCACCAACCTCAAACCTTCACAATTTGGTGTTGCTAAAGCCATGAAAATTTTCAGTGGAGATGTAGAATTCGACGAGCCAGTCACAGACTTTTCCCTCGAAGTAAGCATCGACCGCAAAAAACGCTACACATTCCTATCAGGCGACGAAGAGCCAAGCAAAGACACAAACTACCGCTTATCCCCACTTCTCAACGACGCCGAATCCTCAGCAATTTGCAACGTAAGTTTCTCAACAGTCTACATCGGCAAGAAAGAAGAATTCTCAACCGTCAAAGTACGAGAAACAGCCTCAATGATGAAGAACTTCTCCTTACGCCTTTTTCAACCAGAATCAGGCGAGGAAGAATGGACCGACAAATACTTCCTCAACTTCTACAACGCCATGCTAACCTCAGTATCCGTCAGCGAGACAATCGACGGACGATTAGGGGTCAACTACAAGTATAGCATAGAAATACCCACCAAGACAACTAGTGGCAAGGTGGGTATCACAACAAAAACGTCAAACACTTTCCAGGAACAAATGGAAGCTATTTCTTCTCAAGAAGAAACAGATACTCCGTAACATAATTCTTGGACGCTTTTTTGTGCTTAGTATCGGGGAATCGCTTGTAGTACGTCTCAAGACAAGTGATTCTGCCAAGCTTCGCCAAGCCTTGGAGGAAATCGCTTTTGCTGATAAAGCCTTCGTTGTTGAACGATATAATGCAGAATTTCGCATTAAGCTCAGCCACAAGCTTAAAGAATTCCTCGTGGATATAGGCTCGCTTATTGAATTTAGAACGATTCCAGTTTTTGGGAATACCAGTCGTTTTAGAGAATCCAGTATCAGGCAAAACACCGTCAACAAGGAGATTCAGCATAAAGTAATTACTACCGTAAGGATGCTGATTATAAGGAGGGTCAAGATAAGCAATGTCCACATTTCCCACTTCCTTAGCAGCTTCTCTAGCGTCGAGTTGAAGCACGTGTGAGTCGCACTCAAACTCAGACAAGAGGGGTAGGTTAAGCTGAATGGGGGACAGGATACGAGAGAGGGCATTAGACCCTCTACCACCGAACTTGCCGACTCCGTCGCTCTTGTAAAACGACTTAAACACTCCCGACGTATTAACCTTAATTGAAGCTTCGCTCAATAATGGGGCTAGAAGGAGGGTTTGGTGGTCTTGTGGTAAAGAGTTAAGGTAATAACGTGCGGAGTCCAGGAAGAGGGCATTCTGGGGCGTATAGAAGCATCTTTCTCCTCGTTGGATGTTTTCCATACTATCAGGGGCATAATTCTCAGAGATAAAACTATGGATCGGATTATTTTTTATCTTGTCGAGAACTTCGTCCCTAGAGCTTGTTAGAGCTTCCCAGTCAACCGAACTCTTATTGGTGAGATAGCACTCATTGATAACCCTAGAATAAGCTTCGAGGTCATTAGCGTAAACGACATCGGAGAATCTCTTCAGGTATCGAGCGACAATCCCAGAGCCAGAGAAAACGTCAAAAGTAGACACTTTCTTCTTGCCCAGGGAATTCTTTGCAATCTCAATCCCCATACCGATGAAATCCAAGAGTTTTCTCTTGTTTCCAAGGTAGGTGATTAACTGTTCACGCAAGTATTCACCATTTTCGTCACTCTCACGTGGGGGAAATGTGAACATATGCTGTTAAGGTTTTTTCTTAAAGTTACGACGCTTCTCAAAGGATTTTTTGCGTTCCTTGTTGTAGCGAGCTTTTACAGGGTCTACTCCGCCATTTTGCGCAGCTCTCTTCTCAGAGAGTTCTTTGCTACGCTCGATGGTTTCGCCGATAGTCTCGTTAGGGGTGGAGTATTGAGCTAGTTTATCGACGTTGTAGATATCCAGTGGTACGCTAGAAGTCTTACAGTTGACAACCGAAGGAATTCTAGTAACCCACTCACCGTTGACAATTAGGCAGTCGCCTATCCGAGGAGCTGACTTCATTTCAAAGAACAGCTCAACGATTTCGCCGTTTTCCTTAGAGAATTGGTATAATGGCATAACCTAAAATTTGATGGCAATATGTAATTCACTATCTTGAAGGTAGGCAGCAACCTTCTCAGGGTGAATTGTATATCCGACATCTACCTTAACTGGGTCGAGTTTGCATGAAGCAACAGAAAAGTCAATCTTAAAGTATCCCTTTTCGCTAATTTTTAAGGCAATATCTTTAGCAGGGATTTGTCCTACAAAGAAGGTAAAGCTTTCAATACCTCCTATGTGTTGATGCTTAAGCTGTTCGCCGATGCGAACTATTTCACCAGTCGCATACATCATACGACTAGGCTTTTCGACAATAGAGATTTCCGTCATGAATATATAGGATGGTAAGCAGTTGATACTTCCACGAAAACGAAAGGTTTGCATAAATAAGCACCTACCCAGCGTCGGGAAAGTTTCTTGCTCGTATTGATGACGGTCTCTGAGCCTTTTTCATTGGAAATTCGCAAGTGACGAACAGGCGAGAAATTCCATTGCGTGCGGAATTCTTTTTCAACCCACACATTTTCAGAGTCGCCAACGTAGATCGCAAAAAACTCACCGCTCCAGTAATTCATCGAAGAGGCGTCATAGTCTTTACGCAGGACAACGTCCCCGAACTTAACGTCTTTAGTGAGAGAATTTTGGGCGAGGGTGAATAACTCATCAATGTATTTTACATCGAAGACCTTCTTTTCTGATAAAAAAACACGGTAGAACGCCATGATAGTGCATAGTACAACAAAAGCCCCACCTTTGTGAAGAACAAAAGTGAGGCTCAATGATGTCACTACCGAAGAAGTTGTTTAGAATGGGGGCGCATCTTCTTCAACAGGAGCTTGATATCCGTTTTGAGCGGTAGCGTAATGTTGGGGTTGTTGCTGAGGTTGCTGATTATTGCGGTAGTAACCGTCCTGAGAAGGGCGAGGACCACCAGGCACCAAATTAGGCGTCAAATGATTGCCATATTGAGGTGCTTGCTGTTGCTGTTGGAAAGCAGGAGCAGGTTGTTGTTGGGATTGTTGAGGTTGGAACTGTTGTCCACCTTGAGCTTGCTGTTGAGGAGCTTCGCCACCATTGTTATCTTGTTGGTTAAGGCGACGACCACAGAAGCAAACATCGTCAGCAATGATGCGCCAGTTGGAAATTTTATTACCTTCCTTGTTGACGTATTCGTCGTATTCAAGAGAGCCATTGATAAGGATGGTATCACCCTTAGAGAAATACTTGGATACGAACTCAGCAATCTTGCCGAAAACAGATACGTCCATAAACCCACCATTGGTAGGATTATTTGGGCGAGTACGACGGTTTTCAACAAAAACACGGAGACGTCCGAAGGCGTTACCGCTTTGAGATGCACGGAGAGTCAATGGCTCGACAACTCGTGCCTGTAGGGCTACAACGTTAAATGATGCCATATGGTTTAAGTTCAGAACTGCCGACATTATAGCCTTATTCGCTCATTCCGTCAAGAATGAAATGTCGGAGGTCTTTGTTGTGTTCGATAAATTCGCTTGTAATTTTCACAAGGAATTCTTTATGCGAGCCAGCGGTCAACCATTCCAAATGCCAGTCGGCACGGTTTTTTAACACAGTGTTGTTTAGTTCTTCACAGGAATTAGCAGGTGGAATAATTGTTCCAAAGCAATCATATCGAGTGATATACAACAACTTGGCGTCGTATAAAGGGCTATCGAGGAAAAAGTTTAGTTCGTTCTCAAAGCGACAGTCGCAAATCACATTGAGAGGGTTGTCCTTGTGCAAAGAAGCGGCATGAAGAATTGACGAAGAAACTTTATCCACCCATACGTTAGAATTGATAGCACGTGCAAGATTAGCATACGCCACCATTACTGGGCGGAATCCTTCTTTCTCAACAGGAGTGAGATCGACAATCTTTTTATGAAAAAGCTCTTCGCAGGGTTCGTCGAGACATTCCTTCACCTTATCGGCAAAGCCGTATCTCTTAACGTGCAAATCTCCATAAATCTTTTTGAGGCAAGAAAAAAACGTATCCTTGCCAGAAGTTGCGTTACCTGCAATCAATAAAACTCTTTGCTTTTTCATGTGGGCTAGTAATTACACATCAGAGAGAATTCCAGAGATGACTTCTTCACCAAGATGTGCAGACGTGTAGTCGGAATCAGAGAATTCCGTTTTTAATATTTCGCCTGTTGTATACACCCACTCAAAATCTTCAAGCGCAAAGTATAAAGTGGCTATACTTTTATCAATCTTGATAAGAGCTATATCCAAAGCTTCGGGGTTATGCACAAAGACTTTACGCAAAGCTTCGATAACCTTTTGCTCAGAATTGGCTCTCGTAACAACAGTGATTGCACCTACCCAACACCAACGCCAGTCGTTTTGGAATCTTTCAGGCAATTGGTGTTGCTCAAAGATGCGGACAACTCCTTCTTTGGTGTCCCTCTCGTTGTGGCAGATAGTAAAGTTCGAGAAAGGAATCTGCCTAGCTACTTGCAAAAAACGTTCGTACTTCAAAAGTCAAAAGTAAGGTCTTGGAAAGGAGAATCTGCTTTTTGCAGGATCGGGAGAATTTCCGCCTTGTATACATCAAGGATATCTGTTCCTTCGAGCGAGCAAATTTCACTTTCATTGAATTCTCTGACTACACCACCTGAACGGAATTCACTCATGAAATGAAAGCAAGAAGGTTCTGCTTGAGCGAGGTTAGGAACTTGCGTGCAATATCGGTCACACATTTCGCCGTCGATTTCTACAGTATCAACAACAAAATCTCCCTCACCTTCGTAGAATCTATCTTGGTAAAACTTAGGCAAAGTAATTGGGCGACGAATCCAACCACCACGACCAAGTTTTCCGATAAGTGGCACAGGATGGTAAATCAAAAACTTATTTCTGTAGACCAAGGTATTGTAGGCGCAGTAACTACCTTGCAGATATCCTTTCTCGACAATGGCGTCAAAGTGAGAGCCAAAGACATCCGCAATATAAACCAAGTCACCATCGATTTTACAGGCAAGAACGTCATCTAACTTGCTTTCCGTGATGAAGTCCCTAATTGCGTCTACAGCAAAGGTGTTATAGGTCGATAAGTAGTTTTCTTCAGGAGACGTCCTTAAGTCTTCAAGAGAGTGGGAAGCGTCAACATGGTAAGGGTATTCATTAAAGACTAATTCCATGCCATAGTCTTTCTTGAATGTGTCTTGCCAGTCCTTAAGGTAATTGATGCTATTGTCTGTTTGATCGACCTTAGAGTAGGTAACAAACAAGTAGTCCAGTACAGGAGCAACAGACAAAGCACAAGCTACAGCTGTTTTCTCCTCATTACAGAGGCGAAGGCATCCGATTTTAGTTGTCATTTCAAAAGCAGGTGTTGGCACATATCAAGAAAGCCATTTTGTTCCCCGAAGAATTCAATGTACTTATCAGCTGTCAAAGCATTGAGGTAGGTAAGAATTCCAGTGCCTTCAAAAAAGTCCTTAGGCAAGGAATTTTGAACAAGAGGCTCAAGCTCGGTAAAACCTTCTTTTTCGATAAGTCGCTCAGCTCGTGATTTGAGCATAGAAGGGTATTCTTCCTCGGCGTAGTAGATAGTTTTGCGGTTTTCTGTATCCCACTTCTTCCACATTGCCGAAGGATAGAACGTCGAATTTCCACGCTTAAAGCTATAGTCAAGAGTTACTATTGCAGGGAAACTCTTTCTATCTGCAAGACCCTTTTTGCTATCTTGAAACTCGACTACTCGAAGGAAGCAAAGAGCATAAGCTATTTGTCCAGCAACAAGGTCATTTCTCTTTTCAAGACTCTTGAGAATTTCTTCCCTTAAGTCTGTGGCAAGTAGTTCGATTTGCTCCTCTTGTTCTATCATGGCTTTCTGGGGTTAGTTATTTCCCAGTAGAGCCGAATCCTCCAGACCCACGAGTTGTTTCTTCTAAGGTCTCGGAGAATGATACTTCTACTGGAATTCTCTTAGCAAAGATGATTTGCCCGATCTTATCGCCCTTCTGGTAGATCTTCTTCATATTTGGCACGATGTAAAGTCGTCCGTCAATGATTCTGTAATCTGAAGGCGCAGGTAAGTAGTTAAAGCGAAGACAAATCTCTCCTCGATAACCATTATCAATTACACCGACAGAGTTGCAAAGCTGTAGTCTATACTTGCTCACTGATGAACGTGGATATGCTAGTGCAAACACGTCCTTATCTTCTGGTTGCATGTATATGCCTGTGTGGTACTCGATGTAGTCAATTGCCATGTATGCTTCGCAATTGAGCGTCGGTAAGTAAATAGAATCGCCCTTAATGGTTGGTTCAAGAATTGCAGTTACATCAAACCCTGCATCTTCTGAATGTGCCGTAGAGAATTCTACTTTACCTGTTTGCAAGAGTGTTACCTTGGTTGATTGCATTAAGAGTAGGGTATCAGGTGGAATTCTATAGTCAAGGAATTCTACCTCAATGCCTTTTAGGCATACCTCTCCTTAAGAACATAACTTGGTTGGGTTGATGCAATGGTTGCCCTAATGCAAGCACAGTTGTTCACCCAGCCTATTGCTCCTCGTCACTCATCGAACATAGTCCGATGAGATGCCAAGGACCCTACATGCAGTAACGATTTAAATTTGTTTTTAAAAGAATTTAAAGGACAAAAAGGAACGCAGGAAGAAAGCTCCGAGCAGCTAGACGCTTGCTATAGGCAGGGGTAGCATCTAAGGCTTAGGCTGAAACTGTATGCCTTAGCTAGGGTAGCGTCTAAGGCCTATAGCAGCTAGAGGTAAGCTATAGCTAAGGCTAGCGTCTAAAGCTTTAGCTATATATGGTAGCTATAAGTACCTCTAGCATAGAAGGTATACCGATGAGGTGGCCGCCGGTAACAGAGCCTTGAGCAGGTAGACTTACACCCCCCTTCGGGAAAGGGAGGCGTAAGTTGAAGCTCAATTGAGGTTTTCGCCGTATAACGGTCGCTCTCACAGTCTAGAACTAAACAGGAGGAGTATCTTCATTTCTGGTTGCGGTCACTCTGTAAACCAGTCAGCTTTCGGCTGTTCCTCCTGCTACACCACATTTTTCAATGTCAGTGGCGGGGTGTCCCCATCCAGAATCACAGTAGATTTCCGTGCAGGGATTTGAATCGCTTTGTTTTTTCTACAGAATCGCCGCAATCGGAGTTTCCTTGCCGTACTGCTTGTCTATTCTGCCCTCTGCCATATAGGAAGAGCCGAGGGTACGCTGTCAATCACGTATCTACGAGTGATGTTACACAAAAACTGCGCAAGAGTCAACAAAAAGTAAAAATTTTTTCTTCAACTCATAAACAAGACCATGAATAAACGTTGACTTTAGGCGCATTATGGGTTAAAAAAGCACTTGCCATGAAGAGAGAGAAACTCCCTAGTATTCAAGATTCAACAGTCTTCTCTTATGCGACAACCCCAGAAAGGTACGAGTTTGCTTGGGAAATCGCCGAAGAGTTGTACTACAAGTTTTATATCAAAGGGTTATTCAGGAGCTTTGCAAAACGATATAACGCATTTAACGATTCTCTTAAAGGCATTGGAACGCTAGAGAAGCGAGACATCCAGTCAATGTTCTGCGACCTCTCCAGGCACGTCGAAGGAGTCTACATAGCGGACAAGTACAGAAGCACCGACTGGGTAGCAGAGGCAAACGAGTTTGCAACAACCTACAACTACTTCGTGCGCAAGATAGCAGTCAACATGGACAAGGTAGGATTTGCAATCTCTGCCGACGACTATGTAATCAACAAAGAAGAGCTAGTGGACAAATCTCTCTACAACGGCAAAAAGCTCATCTCAAAGATACGTCGAGAAGAAAAGGCACGCTTTGCGAAGATCGAAGAAAGAAAGGGAGTACCAGAAAACGCCCAGAATGCCCCTAAAACGCTCGACCCTGTCTTAGCCGAAGAATCAGACATGCTCGACCTACAACGCAATTTAAGGGGCATTAAGAGGCTTTGTAACGAGTTTTCAGGCGAGCCATTCATTCCAGAGAGTGACATCAAGAGAATTCGATACGCTGCCGAACACATCCGAGAAGAGATAACCAAGAAGGCAGAATCGAATACTTTGACGAAATCCGACGTTAGCAAGTACATGTACGACCTTTGGGAAATCGAAGGGGTCAACAGAGACATGTTCATGAGCTACCAAGAAGCCTACGAACAAGAAGCTCTCAAGGAGAATTTTGGCTTTTCAGATACAACAGAAGGTGAATTCCAAGTAGTTGAAGAAATTCACGACTTAGACCACGTAGAGCTAGAAAAGCACGAAACACACGTTGAGAACGTTCGAGAAGCTATAAAAGCAAAGTATATCCCTAAGCTTAAGGCGTTAAAAGAATTCAGAGAAACATTTAAGGACAACAAGTCAATCGAAGTCCTCATCAAAGAGATAACGGCATTGGTTGACTTTGCCACGAAGGCATGGAAAGATAATGAATGTCTCCTGTCCGACTTTGTCTCCTTCGAGGAGAAAATGGTATCAGTAGAAGAAGCAACCGCACGCTTCGTTTGTACAGGAGAATATCACACTAACGAACAATAATTTATGGCCAAAAAAGACGACGAAATAGCAGAAGTAGACTCCTCAAAATTCTTGAAGAGCTTCATGCTCAACAAGCAGAACAAGTCCCTCTACTACAAGAAGGTCGAACACGACTACAGAATTTCCAGTGGAAGCATCTTACTTGACGAAATGATTGGAACACTTGCGCCATGTATGTTCCGATTTTATGGCGCATCAGGAGGCGGAAAGACATCCTGCATGTTGTCCTACATGAAAGACTTCCTCGAAACAGTCCCCAAGGCAAAAGGCATCTACTTCAAATCCGAGGGACGATTCAGCGACACGCTCCGCAATAACTCAGGTATTTCCTTTGTAGACGACGAGATCGACTGGCAAGACGGCAAGTGCATCATCATTGAAACAAACTTCTACGAAGGGGTATTCAACCTAGTAGAGCAACTCATCAAGGGGAATTTTGACAACAAATTCTTCTTCATTGTAGACTCAATGGACGGACTCATCTTGCAAGGCGATGGAGAAAAAGACTTCAGCGAAGCAATCAAAGTAGCAGGTGGAGCAACCCTCTCAACTCTTGCCATGAAAAAGCTCTCTGTTCCACTCTCAGCAGGAGGACACTACTTAGGGCTTATTTCTCAACAACGAGCCAACATCAAGACAAACGCCTATACGCACGAAGTCAACCAGATGAAGCTCGACTCCTCAGGAGGTAATGCTCTCATCCACTTCCCAGACGTCATCTTGGAATTCTACACGGTCAAGGTAGACAGTCAGTACTTTGAATCCAACGAAGACTTCAACCCAGCACGTCCGAAGGCAATCAACGACTTCGACAAAATGAGCAAAGACCAACCAGTAGGACACATGGTACGAGGCTTTGTTCGCAAGTCAGATAGTAATGTTCAGAACATGCCCTTGGCTTATCCTATCCGATACGACCGTCCAGGAGAATGTATTTGGTGGGAAAGAGAAGTCATGCTTAAGCTTATCGCCGACTCTTGGATTTCCATTAAGACAACAGGCAACGTCGTGCCAGAAGACGGATTCAACGAACTCCTCAGCAACTACGACATTCCAGAATTTGAGCCTACCAAGGGCAAACTCAATGCCGAACGTGCGCTCAAAGAATCAGGCGCATTAGAGTTATTCTGGAAGCTTTTTAAGAAAGAAAACCGAGAACGTCACATCGTAGACGAAAAAGGCAGACGCTGTGGCTTTATGGTCATCAATGCTATCACACAAAAGGTAGATCTTGACTAATGAAATTCCTCTCCCTCAACGGCAAGCTCAAGACTTTGCGCTCTCCCTCGAAGTACCTCATTGATTGGAACAAACAATCAAGAAGTAAGTTCCAGATGGAAGCCAAGAAGTTTTTAAACCAGTATTGGTTGATGGATATTGTTTTTGAAGAATTTCCTGTTGTCGGGACAAAGCTAACCCTTGATTTTTATAACGCTACGAGAAGAGTAGCAGTCGAAATTCAAGGAGCACAGCATCAGAGATACAACCGATTCATGCACGGAGGTTCAAAGATAAACTTCCTAGACCAACTCGAGCGAGACGCAAAAAAGCTTGAGTTCTGCGAGAAAAACGATATACTCCTTGTCGAGATTTACCCCGAAGATAAAATTTGCGAAGAAACGTTCGCAAAGTTTGGAGAAAACATTTTATGAGCGATGATTCACTACTGCAAGAAGATACTAACCCTGAAGAAGTTGAACTACCCGAATACAAGAAATTAGACACAATACCATCTGCTCTTCGTAGAGCAATCTACGAGATGTCAGGAGGGGCTGACTACAACAAGGGATTCTACCTCTTTGTATGCAACGCCGATGGGTTCATTGAAACGTACTCATTCTGCGAAGGGGCTATCGAAGACGCCATTATTCAGAACATGGTTTATACGATTGCACAGCACAATGCTAAGCGTCAACAAACCTTGCTCACTCGGTCATTAGGAGATTTGGGTAATGCTTGAGGGTCTTTCGTATAGCAACAAGTTCAACCTCCTAGACACAGAAAAAGCTCTCCTCGCCCTGATTCTCACGAAGAAGGGTGTTATTGATGATATTATCAATATCCTCAAGAGGGAAGACTTTGAAAACGGTGAAAACACCATTCACCGAACAGTCTACAGCTTGTGTGTTCAGTGTTATGAACGATATCGGTACGTCTCGATTCCAGCCGTCATTGACGAGATTAAGAATTCTGGCGTGATACGTCTCTCTGGGGCAATCAACATGGACATTAGTCAATATGTTGAAAGCCTTGGTACAATGCTCATCCGTGACGACAATCACATTGGGCTAGCCAACATCCTCAAAGACGCATCCAAGCGCAGAAAAATTTTCGTTGCAACAGCTGATATTCAGAAGTATCTGCTCAAGACTCCCTTCGATAACGCAGGGGAAACGGTACGCAACGTGGAAAAGATTTTCCAGGAATGCGTTAGTACCATTGAGCGAGGCTCTGAAGTACCTGTCAACATTTACGACGACATTGTTGACGCAATCGAAGAGACAACCAACCAAGATGCCCTCACAAAGGGCTTAGAATGCCCTTATCCGACGATTCAGAAGATTTTTGGGTCTCTCCTTCGTCCAGGGAACATCACCCTGTTTACGTCACGTTCTGGCGTGGGTAAGGCATTATGTGATACAGAGGAAGTCTCTACCAAGTACGGTGGTTGCAAACCTATTTCTAAGCTCAAGGAAGGTGAAATCATCATTTCCCAGGACGGACGAGAAACAAAAGTCAAAGGCGTCTATCCTCAAGGGTTTAGAAAATGCTACCGAGTACGTTGGGCAGATGGTCGTCAGTACACCCTTTGCGACAAGGAACACTTGTGGACAGTCAATCTCAGAAATGGAGATATCGACGTTCTACGAACAGCTCCTGCAGAGAAGATTGAGCCATTTGTTTCATCCGATGTGAATATCTACGTGGAAACGTCACCAGTAGAATACTACCACGACCCAGGTATCAGAGGTACAGACGGTACGTTCTACAACTACGGTAAAGCCTTTGGTGACTCTTATTCCAACGACGACGGAACTCACAAGTCACTTCAAGACTTGCCACTAAGCACGATCTCAATGTCAAGACGCTTGGCATTCATGAAAGGCTTCACCCTTGGCAATACCGCTGTGACATTCCCAGAAGGGAAGATAACTCAACATAGATACTCAAGCTACTTTGAGAAAGGAGTTGTCCTCTCAAGCGTCACATCAGTATTCACCACGGAAGAACTCAAGGATGCTGAAATTTTCCTCGACTGTATCCGTTCAATTGGTGGAGTGGGCGTTATTTCCAACCGACGTACTCCGTTTAAGCGTTGTACAAAAAATGGTTACGTGCCTGTTCAGAATGCCTATGATGTGCATTTTATCTCAATGCGCCTCTACAGAGAACTAGGATTCTTAAGCGATTCCGACAAAGACTACCAGTTCAGAGACTACGTGAGAATTTCCGCCATGGAAGAAGAGCGTAGCAAGATGCCATGCACGTGTATCTATGTGGACGACGAATCCCACTTGTACACCCTCAAGAATGGCGTTTTGACTCACAACACTCAAATCACCATGGACTTAGCCACAAAGGTATCTGATAGATTTGGCGTGCCAGTTCTTCACTTCGATAATGGGGAAATGAGCAAGCGAGAACTTCAGTACCGCCGTATCTCATCTCTTGGTAAAATCAACTACTACGACATCGAGTCTGGGCGTTGGCAAGAGTACTCAGGCAACATGGCGAAAATCAAAAACGCCATAGCCGCAACCAAAGGCAAGCAATTGTATTACTACCAGGTTGCAGGTAAGGAGTACGAAGAAATGCGAGATATTGTCAAGTGGTTCTACGAAAACGTCGCCAAGGGAGGACAGATGATATTCTGCTTCGACTACCTCAAGCCACCACAAAACGGCACAAGAGAAGACGAACACAAGTACCTTGGACGAATGCTCGACAAATTCAAGACGCTTATCCACGACGAAATTCTAGTCAACAGAAAGCCTGTGATATCAATGCTTACGTCGGTTCAGTCAAACCGAATGGGCGTTGTATCCAAGAAATCATCTGCAGACATGGACGACTCAGAAAACGTCTTTGGTCTATCCGACCGACTGATTCACTATGCGTCTCACTGCGCAATCTTGCGTAACAAGACTATTGATGAAATTCAGATGGAAGGCGAGGAATTTGGCACTCACAAATTGATTTTTGTCAAAGGTCGATTCCTTGGAGAAGACCCCGACGGATACTTGAAAATGGTCGAGATGCCAGACGGTTCTCTGCGGAAGAATTCTATCAACCTAGAGTTCAAGAACTTCGCCGTGACAGAAAAGGGAGACTTACGAGACGTCGCCAAGTCTCTTATAGCAAAGAATTCAAAGTTTAAGAAAGATGACTCAGCAACAATCGACGCCCCATTTTGACGTGCTAAGCTTCTTGCAATCAATGGGATACTCACCCACGTTGCAAGGAGAATTCTACCGATGTGCGGCTATTTACCGAGATGGAGACAATCCAACCGCTCTCAGTATCAACAAGAATACTGGACGATGGAGCGACTTCGTCTCAGGTATTAGCAACGCACCCTTTGAAAAACTTATCGACCTCACGCTAGGAGATGAGAGCAAGCCACTTGTAGACGAATTCAAAAACGCTACATCAATGGGAATGCTAGAAGTTAAGCACCAGTTTTCCAAGGAAGAATACATGAAAGACGACGTCTACTCACCTCACTTGCTCAAGAACTTACTCAACCTCTATACGTTCTACGAAAAGCGAGGGATTAGTCAAAAGACTCAAGAAGCCTACGCTTCAGGTTACGCCTCCTCTGGAAAGATGTACGGACGAATTGTCTTCCCTATCTACAACGAAGAAAATCAACTGATTGGCTTTGCAGGTAGAGACGTCTATTCCAGAGACACAAAGAATTGCCCGAAGTGGAAACTTATTGGCAAGAAAAAGAATTTCGTATATCCTTTCCACTTACCAGGGATGGACGTTCAATTCATGGACGACTTCAACAACAAAGGTCGAGAAGTCATTCTAGTTGAAAGTATTGGCGACAGCATGGCATTGTACCAGAACGGCATGAGAAACAACCTCGTGTGCTTTGGTCTTGCTTGTCAAGAATCCCTAGCCGCTTTCTTGAATCACCTCAACCCAGACATGATAACGATTGCCTTCAACAACGATGCGAATTCGTCTATCAACCGAGGGTTAGTTGCGTGTGTGAAGACGTATTTGGCTCTTACAGGGCTTTTTAGTCCCGACAAGGTAAGAATCAAGCTCCCTCTGCGAAACGACTTTGGAGACATGGTTATGAGCGGAGAACAGGACATCTTCGACCGTTGGAAGGTGAAAGGAATCGACATGAGCAAGCAAAGAGCCTACATGAAACAGATGGTTCTCAAAAACCCAGAGCTATTCACCAAGAAAGAAGCAGGACTAGCCAAAAAAGTATTTGTGGAGGACTAAAGATGCCAGAACGAGACGCACCAAAAACCGCTTTATCAGCCTCACGTATCAAGACGTTGGAGACTTGCAGTTGGCTGTACTATTGCAAGTACGTCCTCAAGATTCCAGACAAGTCAAACGAAGGCGCAATGAAAGGGTCTGTGACCCACGCCGTGATGGAAGTTTTAGGCGATCGAGCCAGACGCCAAGGATATTTTGACCGAATTGCCTACACGCAAGACGTTGACAGCGTGCCGTCAATTAGCCGAATGATATCTTGGTACGCCAACAAACTAGGCATTGGTTCGCCAGAGAATCTTGCGGACATCAAAAACATGTGCCTTGCAGGTATCAACTACGACTTCTACGGAGACAGCTGTGGGCAACAAGAAGGACACTCAGAAATCGAGTTCAACATTGTTAAGAACGAAGGAGGGAAATTCTACAAGATTAGAGGCTTCCTCGACAAGCTGTTCATCTACGATGGAGGTCGGCAAGCTCTCATCCGAGACTTCAAGACATCCAAGAAAGTCTATGTAGGCGAAGAAGTTACAAACAACTTACAGCATTTCTTTTATTCATTAGCAACACGTCATATGTTTCCTAATGTGGAGAAATCACAAACTCAGTTCTTATTCTTGCGTCACCCGATGAACGCAGAAGATTCTTCAGGAGTCATTAACATTGATTTGAATGATAATGATATTGTAGAAGGCTTTGAATATGAACTAACTGATTGGCAAATTCTCGTGGACAATTTTAATTTGCGAGATGCGCTTGCAGGAATAGCTTCTGACATGCCATACCCCACGGACGGAACGTTTGGTGGTCCTCTAGCGTGTGGGCGTGCTAAATGCCCGAATACCTTGAAAAAGGACGGCACGCCTATGTGGTATTGCCCAGCGAAATTCCCCTTTGAATACTACAAGATTTTGCGTCGATCTGATAACGCATTTATCGCCTCTTGCTTTATCGAAGATAAACAGGAAATGATGCAAAAATATCCAAGAGAAGAGTATTTGTACAAGTGGGAGGTTTATTCTGGTTGTCCTACTTATAATCGTGCGAACTATTAAGTTGTTGACTTAAAAGGAGAGTCATGGTAAACTCTCCTTCGATGTCACAACAACCAGTTATACCGTTTTTTAAAACTCATACGTCTATTGGTAAGTCGCTTTTACGTATCAAGGACGTATTCCGTTTAGCACAAGAGAACAAGCTTGCTCTAGTCACTCTTATTGAAGACTCGATGATTGGCTTCCCAGAAGCACTTCGACTCAGTAAGAAGACTGGAATCAAGCTTGTTTTTGGTATCCGCTTTGATGTATGCAACGACCTCTCCGACCCCAAGGAGAAGATCGAGAATTCTCGTAGCAAGATGATTGCCATTATGCGCAACGACGAAGGCTACAAGGATTTGATTAGCTTATACTCAGAGGTTCATACCAACGAATACGATTGCACGGACTACAAGAATCTCGCCCACTACTTCACGGATTGCCAAGACACGCTCTTATTTGGCTTACCCTTCTACGACTCATTCATTGCCAAGAATAGTCTCACGACATCCGATTGCTTGCCTCAGTTTGGAAACTACAAGCCATTCCTTTGCGTAGAAGAAAATGGACATCCGTTCGACGATATTATCAAGGCTCGTCTTACTCACTACCAGTACATCCACGGCAACCGAGTTCAGCCTTGCAAGTCAATCTACTACGAAAACTACCAAGACTTCGACGCTTACACGACGTACCGATTGATTTGCGGACGTTCCGTTTACGGCAATGCCTCCTTGGATAGGCCGAATTTACCGTACTTCTTCTCCAACCGTTTCTGCTTTGAAGACTGGAAAAACAACACTCACCAGGAGGTAGAAACATACGTACGTTTTGAAGACTCCTCTCTCAAGGGGAAGAAGCTCGTTGTCTTCGATACTGAAACAGAAGGTCTCAATCTTCATTCATCCAAGCCTTGGCAGATTGCGTGGGTAGAAATGCTCAACGGTAAAGTCGTCAACAAAGAGATGCACTATCTCGCCTGGGACGATATTAACGTATCCAAGGAAGCGGCAGCTGTTACAGGATTTGACATTAACGTCTACAACGCCAAGAAAGAAGACCCCAAGCTTATCATTGAAAAGTTCTGGAAGCTCATTTCCGACCCTAACGTGGTCGTTGTAGGGCAGAACGTGCTTGGCTTCGATATCTTTATGCTCGAAGAAGTGAGACGCCTTGTAGGGCTTCCTACGGACTTCTCCTACCTTAGCCGAGTTTGTGACACGGTTTCATTGTCTCGTGCGTATTTGTGCGGAATAGCCAAGTCTCCAGAAGAGTCGATGGTAGAATTCTGCTTCAAGATGCTTAACTACAAGCCAGAGAAGAGAATCTCCGTCAAACTCAACAAAATGCTTGCTCACTTTGGTATCGACTACGACGAAAGTAAATTGCACGACGCTCTCGTTGATACAGAGATGACCGCCGAGCTTGCTTTGCGCCTATTGAGAGTTCTTGGCTTTGAAGAAAACCCACCTTTCAGCCTCTCCGTATCCTCTGTAAAGACGCCAGAATGCACGCCGATCTTCCGAGATACAGACCGATACGAAACACCTATGTTGGAAGGCGTTATTCTTCCAACAGCAGACATTCCTGCAGAAGAAGCAGAAGCACTTGGTCTCCCTTCAACTTGCACGTCTCTTGAATTCCTCCGAGCATTGTGCAATGACGGATTCAAGCGCATTGGTATCGACCAGTATCCCAACTTCGACGACTACAAGAAACGCCTAGACTACGAACTTCAAGTCTTAGATGCTTGCGGATTTGTCGATTACATGCTCCTTAACCGAGAAATTATCCAACACTGTAAGCAAGTTGGAATCCCCACAGGTAAAGGTCGTGGTTCTGCAGCAGGTTCGCTTGTATTCTATCTCCTCGATGTAACACGTGTTGACCCTCTGAAGTATGGGCTTATCTTTGAACGATTTGTATCAATGGCTCGTGCTAAGAAGATTCAAGGTAAAGACGGAAGAACTTACTTGGATGGTGGTCTACTCGCTGACTGTGACTTGGATATTTCCTACGCCGACAGACCTAAAGTTGTAGACTTTGTGTTCGAGCGATTCAACGGTAACGCCTGTAAAATTCTCACTGTAGGAACACTTTCTGGGAAGTTGTGCATTAAGGAATGTATGAAGCTTGTCGGTGGCTTTGCGGAAGAAGACACGAAGCCAGTCTCAGACATGATTCCCAAGCAATACGGAGTCGTAAAGCCTCTCAAAGAAGCCTATGAATCATCCGAGGACTTCAAGAAATTCTGCGACGACAACAGAAAAGTATTTGACATTGCCCTGCGCCTAGAAGACCTCAACAAGAACACAGGCGTTCACCCTTCAGGTATTGCTATTTCCGCATTCCCACTCAAAGAAACGATGCCACTTCAATTGACCAAGGATGGCGACCTAGTTTCTAGTTTTGAAATGGCGGATGTGGCGTCAATCATGGTTAAGTTCGACTTGCTTGGCTTGCGTACCCTTACGCAAATCAAAGCAACCTGCGACATGCTAGGCATGGACTACACCAAGTTGGACTACACCAACCCAGAGATTTACAAGTTCATCAACAAGGACATCATCCCCAAGGGCATTTTCCAAATTGAAGCCGATACAAACTTAAAGGTCGCAATGGCTGTTAAGCCCGAAAATTTGGAAGAACTCTCTGACGTTGTGGCACTTGCTCGCCCAGGCACGCTCGCTTATCTAGGTGACTACGTAAAAGCCAAGGAAACAGGCGAAATGCGTCATTCTGGTGACGAAGGAATGGACTCGCTACTTCATGAGACTAAAGGGCTTTTGCTGTTCCAGGAAACGTTGATGATGATTTCCCACAAGGTGTTTGGATTTACCCTTGAGGAGTCCGAGATGCTGAGAAAAGTTGTGGGCAAGAAGAAAGTGGACCAGATGCCTGCCTTCGAGTCAAAAATTATGGAAGGCGCAGAGAAGAATGGCGTATCCAGAGAAGCGGCTTTGTATTTTTGGCAGGTATGTCAGGAATCGGCAAACTACTCTTTCAATAAATCACACAGCTTGTGCTATGCAGCAACAGCTGCAGAAACAGTCTATCTAAAGTATTGGTTTCCGAAGGAATTCTACTGTTCACTTTTGGAACAAGCGACCGCAGAGCCAGACCCCTTTGCTGAAATTGAGAAAATCACTCAAGAATTGCCCAACTTCGGAATTAGACTCCTACCACCAGATTTAGCCAACTCCGAGCTAGCCTTCTCCATTGAAGGAAACGACATTCGCTACGGCTTAGGTTCAATCAAAGGCGTATCCTCACAGACGTTCCAGAAGATAGTCAACTTCCGCAACGAGACACAGAGAGATATTTGCGACATCTATACCTCAGCCAAGCGAGCAGGTCTATCAATTGGCGTGCTAAGTTCATTTGCCCAGGCAGGGCTATTTGATAGTTTCCTCAATGGGAAGAGACGATGCTACTTGGTGTACATGCTCCAGACTATAAACGCCATTACGCCACGCCAGAGAGAAGCTGTATTTGCGATCTACAAGTACCGTCACCAGACCGACCCGAACGTAGACCTCATGCAAATCATCCTAGAATGCGCTAAAAACGGCTCAGTGGACTCAAACGGTAGAATCTTATTCCGAGGAGGAATCGAGCCTGTACAGGGCAAAATTTTCAAGTTTAGAGCAATCTACGACCAGAACAGCAAGATGCCAGATTTTGCGGATTGGTTCTACGAGAAGAAAGTACTAGGCTACTCCTATTCCCAGAGCGTGAAAGACCTGTTCGAGGAAGACAACGCCAGACTTATCGACTCTATAGAATTCCAACAGCTACCCAACAACGCCAAAGTCAAAGTAGTTGGATGGGTAGGAGAAGAAGTCAGCGAAGGCAAATCCCGAAAGAACAACTCCAAGTATTGGCGATTCTCCATCAACGACGACAACGGCAACATAACTTGTTTAATGATGGACGTAAAAACAAGGTCGTACACAAGGGAAAGTTTAACCAAGTACTTAAACGAAGGTGGCAAAAAACCAAGCAAGGGCAACATCATCTCGATTGTCGGCTCAAAAAGTAATGACGTCATATTCGTTAATTCGCTTGCCATTGTAGAAGAAAAGATTTATACGAGGTTCTCAGAGCTAAAGGACGAAGATGCCAGCAAACCCTGACGATTCAGAATTAACATTGGGCCAGCCTTCCGATAGGTTTTTTAAGATTGTATCCGAATTTTCCAAGAGGCTATATATCCTAGTTGAAAAAGGAAGCGGACACGCTTGGTCGTTGAACAATTTTATAGCGATATTGTTTTACCACCCAAGTTCGTTTGTACAATCATTCCTAGAGAAGAACAACATATCAACGGACGACTTCCCAGATGGGAGCGACAACGTGAATGTTTTTCCAGGAAGGCATAAGCCCAAACAAGCGGCCGATGCGGTGACGGATTTTGTCATGGACTACATCCGATGCGGATATCCGATAGATTACGTCACCGAAGACCATTTCATTCTTTATGCGCTCAAGGAGAACAAGGCGTTCAGAAAGTACTTTTCTCAATTCATAGAGGTCGATGGGTTCGTCAGTTACTTAGAGTCAGTATCCAAGATTTACGAAGGTGACATCCAAGCAATCACCGACGTCTCCGTCTTCGATGCTATCAATACCGATGGCGAGGACGACGATGATGATTTTGACGAACTCCCCGACGCTCTAAGAGAATATCTATCAAGGCAAAAGGCGCAATCAATGGAAGATCCACTCAACAAGGAAATCACGGATGAAGACGTATTAGGGTTCTTTACCGACGTCACGGAAGAAGTCTCCGAAATGGACGTATCACCTGCGATTTGCCGAGAACGAGAGATCGACGATTTGATTCACATCCTCAACAAGCGTACCAAGCCAAACTGCATTCTCACAGGCGATGCAGGGGTCGGCAAAACAGCAGTGGTCGAAGGATTGGCTTATAACATCCAAAAGAACATTGGCAATTTAGGACGCCTAAAGGGGTGCAAAATCTTCTCATTGGACATCTGCAAGCTCATGGCAGGTACAGCTTACCGTGGGCAAGCAGAAGAGCGTATGAACAAAGTCATGGAGTACTTCGCCAAAAACGAAAACGTGGTACTCTTTATCGACGAAATTCACATGATTGTAGGCGCAGGTGGCAAGTCATCCGACGACTCCTGCGATTTAGCAAACGCTCTCAAGCCACACCTCTCACGAGGGAAAATCATTTGCATTGGCGCAACGACTCAACAAGAATACGAACGCCACATTAAAAAAGACTCTGCGCTAGAACGACGATTCTCCGTCTTGGAAGTCAAAGAGCCAACAGCCGAGCAACTCAACAAAATTATGGATGCCCTCAAAGTTAAGTTCGAGGCATTCCATGGCGTCGAGTTCGACAAAGACACGCTCGATAACGTCATTTACGTCTGCAAGGAATTGATGCCTAACAGAAAGTTCCCCGATAAATCGATCGACGTACTTGACTCTTACGGCTCATACCTTAAGATTAAGGAAGTCAAGCCTTCCAAGGAGAATTTCCTAGACTTCATTGTCTCAAAGGTAGTTCCACCAGACAACAGCTCAATGGTTGGTTTTGGCGTCAACAGATCCGCTAAAGTTTTAGACCTCATCAAGGACAAGATAAAATGAGTGAAGTCGAAGGAAATCTATATTTGTGGACCCCACCAGAGATTAGTTCCTCAGAGAAGAACGTAGTCAATGACATCATTGACCAAATCAACGCTGGGTCTATTGTAAAGATTCAATCTGAAGGCGTAGAAGCTTTAGAGTACCATTGGAATTACGACTCTTACAAAGTCCGCACGAAAGAGGACAACCAAGAGTTTGTGATGAAAATTAGCTTTGGAGACTCTGCATCATTGTCCAAGGAGTACGACGTCCTAAAGAAGCTTGCTAACACAGGAGCAGTTCCTTACGCAATGGCACTTCATCCAGTAAGATTCTTTTCAGACGATGGTATTGCCACGCTAACGAAGAAGATTGATGGAGTAGATTTGTTCAATCTTGGAATCCACGAAATGTTCTCTCACGACGAAGCTGTGGAAGAATTTTTCATGGCACTAGGAAAGATTTATGCGACAGATATTTCTTCATTAAAATTCATTCCTAGAGAGACGACAATCACGAGTTGTGTTGGAAATCTTAGAGGAACTTTTGGAGAAGAAGCGGCCGAGAAATTCAACAAAATCTTCAACGTAAAAAAGTTTGAAGATAGTTTTGAAGAGTTAAGGCTAGAACTAACAGCTAAGGCTTCTCAGTACAACTTGGACTGCATTGTTAATAGCGACCTAAATCCATTTAACATCATGGGGTTTGGTGGTGACGATATCAACGCACCAGGTGTTTACATCAACAATTGGACAGGGTGCTTTGTAGGGAATCCTCTGTACGACTTTTACAACCTGATTATCGAGAACAGGCTGTTTTCAGAAAAGCCTCGCATAGAGAAAATTTTCTTTTCAATGATGAAGAAAATGATTCCTGAAGTAGCGAAGGAGATGGAGGAACTTTCTATCGAGTACCTTAACTACTTCCAGGTGCTTCAGTTTTGGAGATACGTTGAGGAGTACTTATCCTTGTCAATTGAGACTCTGATAGGCAATAATGTTTCTATACGCTCTATGATGCTCAAGCAGAAGATAGAGTCTATTAGAAGAGGGATTTTTAAGATCTCACCTAAATTTGAGAAAATGTTCTCTGAATTTTGTATCATCTGCGACAAGATAGGAGAACAAAAACAAAAGAAAGAAGAGAACGATGATTAACATATTCAAGCCAAATGGCTCAAACTCTGGACACGCCGCATTTTTCAAGTACCACCCTACAACGGACATGGTATTCTTGGAAATGATTAAGCAGTCAAACTGGGATTCCGTCAACAAGAAGGGAAGCTTCAAGCAAGACAGAAAAGACCCTGCAAAATTCATTGCAGTAAAGCTAAGTATGTTCGAGCTTGGCAGTATCATCAACTGCTTTGAACGACGCACAAATTTCAGTACCGTTCACATGGGAACGAACGGTAGCATCGGAATCAACTTAAGCGTCAAAGACAAGGTAGACCGCAACACCAACCAACCGATTGGCAAGTTCTTTTCCTTGGGTGTGACACGCTCAAAAGAAATCAAATTCTGGATTTCCATCGAAGAAAACGAAGCAGTCGTGCTGAGAGAGTTCTTCAAATATGTATTGACTTTGCACGCCAAGAAAGTTATAGAGGACCAACAGAAGATGTTTGAATCTTCCAGAAATCAACCACAACAGTCCTATGCCCAGGAAGCCTACCCAGAAGCCCAAATCCAAGACCAACAAGGCTGGGGATACAACCCAGGATATTGAGAATTTTACGCTCGAAGGATTTACAGAAGTTGTCATTGAAACTCCTGAGCCTCAACCAGAAGAAGAGGTCGTTCCAGAAGTTGTAGAAGCAACGGAAGAGCCACAACCAGAAGAGGAAACTCCTGAAGAAGAACAGCCTCAAGAAGAGAGCCTCGACGCCTCTTGGTTTGTGAAGAGAGAAAGGGAATTGCCTAATTGGCGTTCCCTTATCAATGAAAAATTTCTGTACATCAACGAAGGGTTTTACAACAAGCGAGGGATTGCAATCCCTGAAAGTGTAAAAGATGCTGAAGACGATGGAGTCGTCGTTCGCCTGATCGGTCTAAAAGATTTGGCGACACGCCACGGTTACACGTCTATCAGTTACGAAATTCCCTTTACAGATGAGTCTAACTGCGTTGCGAAATGTAGTATTCAGTGGAGTCCTACACCTTATAATAACATGTGTGGAACTACAACCGAGGGAGTCGCTTCCTCAAACAAGGATAATACTCACGGCTTCGCTGTAAGATTCAAAGAAGCAATTGCATCCAACCGAGCTTTTGCACGTGCGGTGCGAGACTACTTCGGAATTTTCTCCGTCTGTGAAGAAGAATTGGATGAATCATCGGTAAAGAAAGAAGCCGAGCAGATTCAATCCAAGAGTAAAACCGCCAAAGAAATTCGAGCAAACAAATCTTTAGAAGCCAACGTTTCAAAGATTCTGCAGGTAGACACTATCGAGGAGTTTTTGAATTGCTGGGTGAAGCCAAGAATCGAGCAATACGGAATCGACGAGAGCGTTCTCTTCGCTACCTCCTATGAATCAATCTCGTCGGATATTTGTAGGAAGCTCAATTCGGTCATCCAGAAGGAAGCTAAAGAGAAAGGAGAGGCGTAAGCCTCTCCTTTTTTTATTTGTAATAGATGGTTCTTTCTAGTTCTCTGAATTCTTTTTCGGAATACCAGATCTCATCAGTCTGCGGAGTGTACTTCCCCTCCTCCGTCTGAATCGTCACTCCCTGTTGAAGTTTCAGCAAGGTGGGCTGATAGATATTCAAGTCTTTCATTGAGACTGACGATGCGGTTTCTGAGCAACTTGCAAGTATCAGAGCTAGAGCCAGCATCACGCAAGCTTTCAAGCTTCGAGATGAGTTCGTATTTTTCATTTTCGTAAGCGTCGATTTGCGTGTAGAGCGTTGTTTTGTTTTTAAGTCTAAGGTACTCTAAAGCAACGAGCAAAAGATTATTCAGCAGTTGAATCATCTTTCTTTTCTTCTTGCTTTTCCTTGTAACTCTTGACAGCCTTGTCGATAGCTTCGACAGCTTGTTGAACTTCGTCTACGATCTCATCATCCTTTGTTGTAGTCGTCTTCTTAACAATGATAGAAGCGATGGCGATAAGAACGAGAGCGATTGGAAGAATAGTAGCTTCCCAGTTCGTAAGGAAGAAATTGATAACGTTTTCCATACTCTCTTAATTACAGTAAGGAGAGAGAATGTAGTCGGAATCGACTTCGCACCGTTCGTGGACTTTACGGAAAAAGAGATATCCGTGATTCCTTAATGCTCTGATGTAAGCGTTGCGGATATGGAAATAAGTTCTAGGCTTCAGGCGTGGGACAAGATGCTTGTACTTTTCAGGCGTCTCTACCCAAGTGACGTGAGTGGTAGTCTTTCTCTCATACGGTAGAAGAGCTTCCTTCAAGAATGAAATGTAGTAGTGTTCGTCAGAGAA